ATTACGAGCCGAACGTGGTAGACCAACCAAACGCCACGAGATAGCGATGGATGATGTCAACATTCTGCAAGGCCACGATGCGAAGCTGGCCCTTGGTGGACAGGCTGTACGGGTCAATGATCAGGTCCGTTGCGCCCCACATGCACAGAGCCATGGTGTCAAAAGCACCATATGCTCCATAGCCAGAGGTCAAGGCAGAGGTCGTTTCGCAGACGCTGTCTGCGACGTACTTCGCGCCCTTTTCCTCGTCTGCAATCGGCACCGCGCCGGTAGTACCCACGCGGCCTACGCCCTTGAGTTTGCGGAACGCCGTCGGGCGCATCACAAACTTGCTGTTTTCAGAGTCAACATTCGACTCTTCGGGCAGCGCCTTCATGGCCTCAATCTCGGAAAACGAGCCGGGCGTGGTGATCGTAGATGCAGCAACAGCCCCCTGATTTTGATAACCAGACAGAAGCGCGGTGAACAAGCCTGTCGGCTGGTTGTTCGAGCCAGTACCATGGAATGCGCCGGTCTGAATCGTGCGGGCGAGACTGTTTACCAGCGAGTTCTGAACGATGATGTCAGCCGCCGGAGTGCTTTGCAGCAGCAACTGGCGAGTGATATCGCAGTACGCGCCAGCGGTATGCGGCGTGCCCTTGACCTGAATCATCGTGGGGTCGCTTTCTGAAACGGCGGTTGTCTCATCAACCCAACCGGTCGTAACGCTGGCGGACTGCTTCGGCAACAGGATGTCGCCGACCAAGCCGGGGAGCATCGTGACGCCAAGACGGTTCAAAACCATCTTCGCATACAGGAAGTCCACGAACAGGTCGGGGCGCAGATTCTGCGCGATGACGTTGCTGCCGCTCGCCGTGATGGCGAAAGTGCGCTGCATCGGGGCGTCCCAAGGAACTAAAATCCCCTGCGCCTTGCGCTGCATCGTCTTTTCAGCCTGCTGCGAACATTCGATTTCAAAACCAGCGTCAACCGGGCTTTTCTCACCCTTGGCCTGTGCGGCCATGGCAAGAATAGCGCGGGAAAGGCTGTACTTCCGACCGCTGTTTTTCTCGGCCTCGCCAACGATTTCGCGCTGCATCGGAGCGGCGGCGGATTCGGTCTTGGCCGCGACTGGCTTCTGACCGGCATAATCGCGCAACACAACAGCGCGGACCTCGTCAATCGGGGTCAGCTCGCGGGCGAACTGCATGGCCTTCTCATTCGGAACGCCAAAGTGCGAACAAAGCGCGAACATCTCGGCGGCGTCTGCGCCCTGCTTTTCGCGGGCGATAACTTCGGGGGTTTTCTCGGGCATTGACTTGCTCCTGACGATCACGTTCGGCGCATTTTGCGCTTCGGCTGTGGCCGTCTTTTTGTTTTCGACTTTTGTTTCGGTCGGCGGTGTCGCGGACTGCCCCTCGGCAGTGCGATTGGTGCCAACTTTTGGATCGGCGGGCGTAACGATTGCGAGCGCGGCCGCGAGAGGCACCCAAGACTGCACCCGTACCACCGGGATGCCGTTCTTTTCGCCTATTATGACAAGGGCGTCCGGCGAATAGTCAGCTTCCACACTGACGTCATCGCGTACGCCGCTCTCGTAGTCTGCACGCAATATTTGCGCACGTTCCGAAACACTCCAATTGATTCCAACGCCACCAAGTTTGTTGCCACGAACAGTGATTCCTTCCAGCTTGGCAACCTGGTCGCCGCCGTGCCCATCACGCAGATTCATGCCCTTGTCCATGCGCGTCATTTCGATTGCGCCGGGAGCGTGCGAAAGAACGACATAGGCGCGTTGCCATTGGCCGTTTCGATACACAAAATCCATGCAAGGCTCTTCACTGGTGACAGAAAACCAGCCCTCGGTCTTTCCAGGTGCGATTTCGCGGGCCATCGTAAACTGCCCTTGAAAACGGGCAAACTTTTTGCCCTCGCGTTCCGTCAATTCTCGCTTGCACTCTGCATCTTGTTTTTTCATGGCGTCTCCTTGTCAGCGGAAGATTGTTTATTCTCGTTTGCTTCCTGCTTGATTGGCGCAGCCGCTCCTGCCTTGGGCGCATTGCGATCAGCAACGGCTGTACCCTTTGCAACCCGGTCATTCTCGCGCGTCTTCTCCACATTCTCGGCAAACGTGCCGTATGGCATTTCGGCGGCGTAATCTTCATCACTCGCCCACCCACGGCGAACCGCGGTTTCCATTAGCGGAACTTCGTTTGACGGATCGGCAAGCGGCCAACGATGCCCGCGCCACACATCAGAACCACGGAACCGCTCAATCTTGGAAAATGGCAGCGGGGCTTTTCCGCTAGCCAGCCACATTGCCAGCCAGCCACGGTCACGACGAAATACCGGTCGCAACACTGCGTCAATGATGGCCTGCTGCTCGACCTTCCAACCCTCGCGCTGCTCGGCCTCTGCCAATCGCCCGGCAGACCAGTTGATGCTGCCGAAATCATTGGCGAGGTTGTGATATGCGCTTCCAGAACCGGAAGCAATCTGGCGCAACATGGACTGGTTGAAAAGCGGCTGGTTGGGGTTGGGCGCGGTCGGCGCAGGCTGGTCGTAAAGCCATCCTTTAGCGCAAATGCGATCTTCGCCCGGCTCAATGTTCTGCTGGAACTGTCCGCGATCTTTGTCCGTGGACGGATCGGCGATGTCATCGGGGTCTGCGCCGGGCCAGTTCGGGTCAACGTGATACGTGCCGCTGCTGTATGCCTGCCGCCGCGCCTTGATTAGCTCGGCCTCGTTATACTGGTGCAACATTTTCACCGTGCGCAAGATGCACGCGATCATCGGGAAGCCGCGATGCTGATCTTCATAATCTTCATCGTATCGATGGCAAATCAAATCGGCAGAAACGCGATACTTTGTCCCGCTCCAGATTCCGGTCGGCATCATCTGCGAGTGAAACCAATACCCGGCGCACCGGCCCATGGGGTCAACTTCCACGCCGTTGTAGATCATGTTGCCATTGCTCAATTCAGAACTGAACAGAATAGCCAGCGCATCAGGGCGAATGCGCCGAAGACTGAAATTGAACGGAGATTCGTTTCCTTGCGCACCCGGAACCATTTCGACGATGCTTTCGCCCTCGCGCACGTAATCGGCGTCGCACAGCGCAAGCAATGTAGCCAGCGTTTTACGCCCCTTCACGTCGCACCATTCGGGTGTTTCCGCCCACAACTTCCAAGCCCGCTGGATGATGCCGTTGGCCATCGCGTCGGGCGTCTTCCCGTAATGCTTCTGTCCATCATCTCCGCGAATCATGGCCCAATCGCAAACGTCCATCATCAGCCGGAATCCCTCGGCACCGATGATGTTGTTGCGGCGTTGCTCCACGATCTTGTGAAGGTACGGGTCGTTTTTGGCCATCTCGCGGCTGCGATTACGGACAATCTGCAATTGCCCCATGATATCCCATTGCGAAACGCCATAGTCGCCGAACCATCCCTCGGTGTGGCGGTCATACTTGGCAACCTCGTATACCCTGGAAACTCCGGCGCGCGCCGGCGAATGATACAGGCTCGACTTGATCAAGCCGCGTGTGACTGGTTTTGGTTTTGATCTGCCAAAAAATGTCATCGCAGATTTCCGGACGGCCACCCAGGCCAAGGCGCGGCAAGGCGATAGTCTTCTGCCGCGTGGTGTTTGATTGCGTACCGGCCACTGCCGCCACCGGTCTGCCTGATTTCATTTTCAACGATGGTTTGGAACCGCTGTTGCAGCTTCATCACTTCATCAAATCCGCGATCTCGCAACCAATAGCGCAGGGTGATTCCGTCAACCGACACCGTTAATTGATCGTCGCTGGCGGCACCAAGAACAACCGCGTTGATGGCCGCAAGAATCGTCATTGCCTGCGTTGCCACGATCGGATTCGGCAGCACCTGCAAAACGCCACGCTCGGCCACTATAACCGTTGTTGTTGATTGGGTGGCCGTTACAGTATACCCGTGCGTGCCACCATTCCACGCCGCCGTAGTGGTGGCAGGAAGCGTCATTGTGAAGTTGTCGGCGGTTGTGCCTGCCGTGCATGTCACACTGCCTGCCGGGCCTGTGGCACCGATAAACGCCACCGCCAGCGACCAACCAGCCGAGCGCGGAAAATCAGAGTATTCCAGAATTGCCGTGAGCGATTCTCCGGCCTGAATCCGGCCATTTTCAATCTGGTTGTAAAGGCTGTTAACCATTCGTGGTTATTCCTCAACGTGCGCTGTAAGAAACCCAGCCAGCGACATTTGCGCGATTTGGGCCTGCCATCCCTGAATTTCGGAAAGATGTTCCGACTCTTCCGTGACGATCAGCGTAACTAGATGCGCCGTGGTATTATCCCCGGCATCAAAGGATACCTTGATGGCGGCATTTTGTTTGGCAATGGCGAGATCCTCGGCGTCAGCGTCGGCGGCCAATTGCGGAGGCACGGCATCAAGGCTAACTGTCACGGTGCCAATGGCACCGAAAATGGGCGCGCCGCCAAGCTCCAGAATGCGAGCGGCGATCTTGCGAGCGTGCTTTTGTTCGTCTTCTGCGCGATCTTTTACGGCGACAGCAAGTCCGTCAAAACCCCAATTCTCAAGGGCGAGATAGTGCGCCGTGTACTGGTTGATGGCGGCCAGTTCGTCGGCCAGAAGGCCATTGAGCGATGCGATGACTTCGGCGTTGCCCGGCATTTTGTAGCCTCCAAAAAACATTGCGTTCTTTGGGGGCTATTATCAGGCACGAGAAAAAACTCCGCTATGCTACGGGTATCCGTTTTTTATGTTGCGACCATGTGATTATTTTTTGTTCGGACCGGGCAACCAACCCGCAGTCTTTGCATTCGTGGCGACGAAATTTTATTGTCTTGAACGGATCAAGCGCATGTGATTCTTCGGTGACGTGTGTAACATGAAACCGATTGCTTGCGCACTTCGGACATATCATCGTTTGGCCTTTCTTTTTTTTGACTTCCACTTGATTTTGTCGTGCCCGCATTCCCATGCCTTGCGGTTCATCGGGCGCGGAGTGTCGCCTTTCCCGTTCACCGTAAAATTTTCCCTGTCGAGAAAAATATCAAAGAAAAAAAGCCCAACCAAAATACACCTTCAGGCCAATTCATTATTACCACCTTTGCCACGTCGGGACGCGACGAAACGCCGGACGTAGCGGATTGTTTTGTAACACTGATTTTTTTTCTGGAACCTGCACTTCTTTTTTTACCTGATCAATTGGCTTTGGTTTCGGTTGCGCATCTGGCGAATCCTTGCCCGCGTTCGGGTCCATCGCCACGGACTCAACGCGCTTCATCACACCGCCGCCCGCAGACTTCCGCCGTGCGCCAGTCGGGTACACTCCCAACACCGAAAGCAACGCACCGCACATTGCGAGACAATCGCCCCAGTGGTTTGGCCCCGTGTTCTTCCACTCGGCTTGTTTTTTGTCGCCGCGATATTCCACGCTCACCAGTTTGTCCGCCGCGCATTCATCCGCCAGCTTCGGGTGTCGCGTCGCATCATCGCCATACGCCGTCACGCTGCCCATGCTGCCCGGTGGCGTCAACCATCCCTGCTGCATCGCCATATGCCAGTAGCTCGCATTCCAGTACAGAAAAACGTCAAGCCGCGTTCCATACGCCTTGCGCCTCACGTCCGCCATGTACCCCATTTTCATCAGCGCGGCCCGGACCGGAGCGT